TCGCATAAGTGATGGTGTTGTAGTAATGCGAAACAAATCTAGGTATCAAGTTATTATTGAATATTGTTTGCCTAAAGGAAGGTTTAATAAATTCATTGGTACAGAGTTTGAATTTCAAGGCGACAAATATGTTATTGAAACAAATAAGACACCAGAAAATATATTGCATGGGAAACACCACACATCACAAGAACAAAAACTTAATAATGCCTTGAAGATGCTTGATTTTTATGGCAACACTTGTTTGTCAATGCAAAGTGAAGATGTGCTAGAAAAGGTTAAGCAATTAAGGAATGTAAAAGTAACTAAATACTATGATGACAAGATTAGCGATAGGATGCTATGTACATCAGCTAGAGGTAAGTATCGTGATTATCACTATTTGATTGAGGAAATTACATGAACGATTACACTATTGAATACTTAAAGAATAAGCTAGAGAATTATCGATATATTCTAAATCAAAGCCAAAACATTGAAAATCAAATGTTAGAGATAGAAACAAGAAGATTACCTCATGCACCTACATTTGATAGAGTAGCTGTTCAAGGTTCAAGCGATCCATTAAACAAAGAACTAAACAAAATAGAAATGACTGAAAAATTGTTTAGTCTATACAAGGAAAAGGAATTATTGGATAAGCAGATGAATGAAATTAAGGAAATAATCGAATGTTTAGATAGCGATATACAAAGTGCTGTATTCAAAATACATTGTCTAAAGTGTTCAACATATGAAAAAGAATCCAGAAGATTATTCATGAGTGAAATAACACTTAAAAGATTTGTAAATAGAGAATTATTGAAAATTGATACTCGGTACACTTTAAATTAAGATATTATGGTAGCGTAAGTCATTAGGTTAGCGTGGAGGCTAACCTTTTATTTACTTCCTTTTCTCAACCAATAAACCAAGAGAGGTACACCCACCTCTCTTTTTGTTTGTTGGCAAGAAGGGGAAAAAGAGAAAGGAAAAATATGATTAAGGAAATTCAAATTAGTGGAAACACATTCAAGATGGATAATTCTATGTGGTCGCATAAGTTATATCTTGAACATTTTGGCACTGATATGTTTAAAGACATAGCAAAAGTGAAACAATTAATTGTCGATAATAAAGATAATATCGACTTGGCAATAAGTAGTGATTTAATTGATATTGCCTTAAAAGTAGCTTATGCAATGATTATCAATGTAGATGAAACGATAAGCTGGAAAGACTTTAATAAGAAAATAGACAACCTAGTTGAAAATAGCCAATGGATATTGGAGGTGCTAGGCTTTGCCACTATGTTTCAAGGAAAAGTTTAAGCAAATAACCAACAAAGAAGATAACAATAAAGAAATAGACATCTATGAACTAATGTTGCTATCAATTAAACTTGGCATTCCATTAAGCGAATGGAAGCATATAACATTTGCTACATTGTCAAATCTAATAGCAACAGCAAGTGAAATGCTGAATAAGACAAAGGAAGAAACAGCATCACAAAAGGACATAGATATGTTTCTTGAATGATGAGGTAAATGATGAGAAGGAACGTATTTTATTTTAAATGGATACTTCGCATTGGTGGTACTGAACAATATCTCTATGAAATAGCAAAGAAATATAAAGATTGGGATATTGAAGTAATGTACGAAATGGGCGATCCAGAACAAATAGCAAGATTAAGCAAGTTTGTAAAATGTACGAAATGGGTAGCACCAACAATAGTTGAGTGTGATAAATACTTTGCTAACTTTAATTTAGATCAAGTGAAATATGTAAAAGCAAATGAGTATTATTTCTGTATTCATGCTAATTTTAATGAACTAGGCTACAAACCAGATATATCAATTCTTCCTCCACAAGCTAAATTTATTGGTGTATCAAAGTGGGCTAGAGATGAATTCATCAAATTTACTGGTAAACCAGCAACATATTGCTATAACCCATTAACACTAGAACCAGTAGATAAAATAGTGCGATTAGTAAGTGCTTGTAGATTAAATGATGAAGTTAAGGGTGGTGCAAGAACAAAGAAACTTGTAGAAGCATTAGATAAATATGCTAAACAAAACAATAGGCATTATATATGGCACATATTTACAAACGAAAATACTTCACCAATAGATAGCCCAAATGTATGTCTAATGAAACCTAGAATCGATGTAAGACCATATATAGCTGATGCTGATTATGTATTACAATTGTCTAACGATATGGAAACATATTGCTATACATTAAACGAGGCATGGGGATATGGAGTGCATACAATAAGCACACCACTTTCAGTTTTAAAAGAATTGCCAATTCTAAAAGATACTAACTACATACTAGATTGGAATTGTGAAAACGTAGATGAAGTAGCAAGACATATATTTGAAGATGAACGTAAACCATTCAAGTATGTGCCACCAGAAGATAACTATGCAAACATATTATCTAAAGGCGATAGTCAATACCAAAAGGAGTTAAGGATGAAATATAAAGTAAGAGCATTACAATGGGAAAGTACCCTAGTAGATAGCGAAGTAAATAGACCAAGAGAAAAAGATGAAACTTGGGAAGTAGATGCAATAAGACTAGATAAACTACAAAAATGTGATCAAATAAAATTAGAAGTAGTTGAAGAAGTAAAAGATGCTAAACAAGAACCTAAAGCAGTTAAAAAGGCAGTGAGAAAGACTACAAAAGGCAAATAATGTTATACTCAAATAAAAAGGAGTAATAACATGACAGAAAGTGAAAAGCATATTTGTGATTTAGTAATTGAATTAACTGGAAAAGATAAAAGCAAGTTTGGTGTAGAAGAAAGGTCATCATCTTATCTAACCCTAGTATATTGTGATAATGATTTCTTTAGAGTGAAGTATTCTGATAAATCAAAATGGATTTCAATAAGACTAGCTAACGAAGATAAGAACAAGGATGATATAAGATTTGATGCACAAACCAACAAGAATCAATTGCACTGGAAGGCAAATATAAATTCATATGAAGATATATATAAATTCAAAACTGAATTGATAAATGCTTGTAAGTCATTTAATTCAAACGAATACGAACCTAGAGATATAAATCATGGAAGTATTACGTTAGATGTTAATGAATTACTAAAACAAATGCAAAACGAAAGGAAAGACTAGCAATAGTCTTTTTATTTTATATGAGTAGATTAGAGTTTTATCAATCTAAAGCGTGGAAAGATGTAAGAAAAGCATATGCACTATCAAAACACTGCCAATGTGAAAGATGTGGAAGATATGTATATGTTGATGGATTAACTGATTACTTACCAAAGGACAAGCGTATTAAAAGTATAGTACATCACAAAGAATACTTAAATGATACTAACTATACAGAAGATAGCATTGCTTTAGATGAGAATAACCTAGAGTTATTGTGTATTGATTGTCATAACCAAGAACACTTCCTAAAGGCAACAAGAAAAAATCTTATGTTTGATGTGAATGGAAATCTTGTGCCAGTAAGCATAGGGAGGGGGGTTAAATGCCCAAAAGAGTGTTGACTTGGGAAAACGGGCAATGGGGACAAGAAAAATGCACACGATATTTTTAAAGATTAGACAATTTAAGCAAATAAACCATATTTTCTAGGTTTTTTGTTTATTTTCTAAATATTTGTATAAGGGAAGGTAAGCGAGATGGCTAAATTTAATGAAATGAGTGCTGAATTACACGCTGAAATATCCTCAAAGGGTGGAAAGGCAAGTGCTGAAGCACGATGGGATAACAACAAGACAATAGAGGATATTGTCAAAGAACAAGTTAATAACCAAGTACTTCGTGATCTAGTGAAGGGCTTGATTGATAGTGGGAAAAAAGGAAATGTTAAAGCAGTTGAAACCTTATTGAAATATCTTGACCAAGAATCTGTTGAAGATATAAAGAATGAGTTTGACTTGTAGTATCGTTAATTATTACGAATGGCTTTTAGCAAATCCTAAAAAGGCTAATAAGAAAATATTAGCAACCTACAAAAAACTTGTTGATGATATTAACAATAAGAAAGTTGTTGAGTATCTAAACAAGGAAACTGGCGAAGTGGAAACAAAAACATTTGTGTTTGACATAGATAAAGCACAAAGACCAATTCGCTTTATTGAACAAGTATGTAAGCATAGCAAAGGCAAATGGGCTGGTAAGTCTATTAAATTAGAGCTATGGCAAAAGGCATACATTGAAGCAGTCTATGGTTTTGTAGATGAAGAAAATGGCTTACGAAAATACAAGAAAGTTGTGTTATTTGTAGCAAAGAAAAATGGTAAGTCAACTATTGATAGTGGACTTGGTCTGTATGGACTTACTTCTGATGGCGAAGGAGGAAGTGAGGTTTATAGCATTGCCAAAATCAAGGAACAGAGCAAAATTGTTTGGCAAGAAGCAAAGCACATGGTAAGTAAATCGCCAGAGTTATCAAAGGCATTGAGAACAACAATTAGTGGTATTTACTATGATAAAAAAGATGCAGTATTTAGCCCACTAGCTAGTGAAACCAATTCGCTTGATGGAAAGAATCCGTATTACGTTCTTGCTGATGAAGTGTGGGCTTGGGAGGATTTATCCTTATTAAGCATTATGGAAGATGGTATGTCTGCAAGAGAACAGCCATTGTTTTTTGAAACATCTACTATGGGAACAATACGAGGAAAAGTGTTTGACCAAGAGTATGAGTATTGTGAAAAAGTAATAAAAGGTTATCTAGGACAAGAAGGTGGCATAGTTGATGAAACTATCCTACCTATTATTTACGAACTTGATAGCATTGATGAATGGCAAGATGAAGAATGTTGGTACAAAGCAAATCCAAATCTAAATATTTCAAAAGGTTTGGACTATATGCGAGAAAAAGTGCAAAAGGCAAAGAATAGCCCAATCGCACTAACTAATCTTCTATGTAAAGATTTCAACGTAAGACAAACAAGTGCTGAAGCATTTATGACTTACGAAGAACTAAACAATGAAGAAACATACCTAGAAGAAGATTTGAGAGATTGCTATTGCATAGGTGGGTGCGACTTATCAAGCACACTAGACTTGTGCTGTGGAACACTACTAATATGCAAGAACGATAAATTATTCGTAAAACAAATGTATTGGATTCCAGAAGGCTATCTTGATAAGAAAGTCATTGAGGATAAGATTCCATACGATAAATGGAAAGCACTAGGATGGTTAAGAACAAGCGAAGGTTCAAGAATTAATTACACTGATGTAACAAACTGGTTTATAGAACAAGTAGAGAAATACGAGTTAAGACCACTTTGGGTTGGTTACGATTCGTGGAATGCTCAATATTGGTGTGATGAAATGAAGGAATATGGCTTTGATATGTTAGAGGTGCGACAAGGTTACAAAACATTTAGCACACCACTAAAAATGCTCAAAGCTGATTTGGTAGAAAAAAAGATTAATTACAACAACAACCCAATTCTAAAGTGGTGTTTGAGTAATTTATCGATAAAAGCAGATGACAATGAAAATATAAGACCAATAAAATCACATGAAACACAAAGGATAGATGGTGCTGTTTCTTTGTTGGATGCATATGTTGTTTATTGGCAAAACAAAGATGATTTTATAAATTTTGTTAAGTAAGGGGGTTATTATGCCACAAAGAAGTCTATTCAAAATGATATTTGGAGTGAATCAACAAGATCAAGACAAATATCAAACACAACTACAATTATTAAATGGTTACCAAGCTATATGGACTAACTTCGATGGTCAGTTATATGACAATACACAAGTTAGAGCTTGTATAGATGCCATAGCAAGAAATGGTGCAAAGTTAAATCCAAAGCACATTAGATATGGCGAGAATGGTTATGAAGAAATAGAAGGTAGGGTTCATCGTTTAATTTCAAGAAAACCAAACGAGTTAATGAACGCTTATGATTTTTACTACAAAATCATATCAGAGCTATATCTACACAATAATGCATTCGTTTATATTGCTAGAGATGAAAATAGACTTCCTATTGGACTATATCCTTTGAATAGTGGCTGTTACCAATTACTTGAATATAAAGGCAACGTATATGTAAGATTTACTTTTAGTGGTGGACAACAATATACTGCTAGTCTTAAAGATGATGTAATTCACTTAAAACGCTTCTTCTGTAAGGATGATGTTGTTGGATCGTCAAATGCACCAATCATCAAAACGATGTCATTTAAACATATTGTTGATGAAGGCATTATTAATGCTATCAAGACAACACAAGGCATCAAGGGTGTATTAAAGACAACCAAAGCAATGTTGAAACCAGAGGACATCAAAAAGACAAGAGATACATTTGTCAGTGATTTCTTGGCAAGTGGCAAAGGTAATGGCATTGCTGGTCTTGATGCAACAACTGATTTCAAAGAAGTTAATATTAACCCACAAACAGCAACTGATGGTCAAGTTAAATTATTAAATGACCAAATATTGAATTATTTTGGACTTAATGACAAAATACTTCAATCAAATTACACAGAAGATGAGTGGAATGCTTTTTACGAAAGCACACTAGAACCAATTGCTTTACAAATGGGTTTAGAGTTTACAAATAAGATTTTCAGTTATGGCGAAATTTGGCATGGTAACGAAATCGTATTTGAAGCAAATAGATTGCAATATGCAAGTGCAACAACAAAGATTAAACTTGCACGTTATATGAATAACTATCTAACAATCAACGAAATTAGAGAAATATTCAACCTAGCACCAGTAAAAGATGGCGATAGATTTGCAATCGATGTAAACCACACTTTGAGTGATGGAATGGAGGATGATTTAGATGAGTGATAGAAGATTAAACCAAAACACATCAATTGAGATTAGAAAAGTTGATGAAAACGAAGAAATGCACATTGAAGGTAAGGCAGTAGCATTTGATAGCCCAGAAACTTATTATGGCGAAACAGAAGTTATTGATTCAAGAGCTTTAGATGATGCTGATATGAGTGATGTTGTATTACGTTACAACCACAACGATACACAATACACATTAGCAAGAACTAGAAACAACTCTTTAAGATTAGAACTTAAAGATGATGGATTATACTTTGATGCTGACTTAATTGACACAACAACAAACAAAGATGCCTACAAAATGATTAAGGCTGGTTTGCTTGATAAGTGTTCATTTGCATTTACAATTACTGAAGAAGATTATGATGCTAAAAAACATTTAAGAACCATCAAAAAGATTGGTAAGTTATTTGATGTTGCTGTTGTTGATTTCCCATTTTATAGCGACACATTAGTTAGTGCTAGAAGTTTAGACAATCGTGAAGATTTCCTAGAGAAAGCAAGTCAACTACAAAATGAAGCATATCAACAAAAGAAAAAAGAAATGCTTTACCAATTAAAGTTAAAAGAATTAAAAGAAAAATTATAAGGTAAAAAATGTCAAAGAAAGGCAATCTGGTGAGATTGCTTTTTATTTGTAGGTGTACAAGTTAAGACATATTTTATAAAGAGAGGAAACTTATGGAAAGACTACAAGAAATCGCAACAAGAAAGGCTGAATTAAAAGCATTGCTTGAAAGCGAAGAAAAACAAGATTTAGAAGCCATTGAAAAAGAGTTAAACGAATTAGATATGGAAGAAAAATCAATCAATGAACAAGTAGAGGCTGAAACAAGAAAAGCTGAACAAGAAGCTGAAGAACGTAAGGCTGAAGCTGAAGCATTGAACAACAATGAAATTCCAGCGATGGAAGTAAAAGAAATCGAATTAAAGAAAGAGGACATTAAAATGACTGAATTAAGAAACACACCAGAATATATTGATGCATACGCTGAATATATCAAAACAAATGATGACACTAAATTACGTTCATTAACTACTGAAAACGTAAGTGGTAGAGTAGCAGTACCAGAATTCGTTTATGACATTGTAAAGACTGCTTGGGACAAAGAAGAAGTAATGGCTTTAGTTAGAAAAGCTGAATTAAAAGGCAATCTAAAAGTCAACTTTGAAATCTCTGGCGATGGTGCTGTTAAGCATTTAGAAGGCTCTGAAGCTGTAACAGAAGAAAATTTAGTATTAGGCATTGTTACATTAGTACCATCTTCATTCAAAAAATGGGTAGGCATTTCTGATGAAGTTTATGACATGAGAGGCGAAGCATTCTTACGTTATATCTATGAAGAAATCACACACAGAATCGCAAAGAAATGTGCTGATGAATTAGTTGGCATTATCGCTGCATTACCTGGTACTGCAACTGCAACATCTCCAAAGGCTGATGCTATCACTAAAGGTGTAGCACAAGACACTATCATTTCAGCAATTGGTCATCTATGCGATGAAGCATCAAACCCAGTTGTTATCATCAACAAACTAACTTATTCAGCATTTAAGAACGCTGAATATGAAGGCAATTGGAAGAATGATGCATTTGAAGGCTTAAAAGTTGTATTTAACTCAACACTTCCAGCATACGATAGTGCAGATGCAAATGCTGTTTATTGTATCGTAGGCGATTTAGGTAATGGTGCTTTAGCAAACTTCCCTAATGGTATTGGTAATATGGAATTCAAATTTGATGACAAGACTTTAATGACATCAGATATGATTAGAATTCTTGGTAGAGAGTATGTTGGTATGGGCGTAGTAGCTTGTGATCACTTCTGTCTAGTTAAGAAGCCATCTGCTTCAATCTAATTTAAGAGGTAATTAATTATGTTGAACGATATAAAAATAATTCTTGGCATCTACAACAATCAATTTGATAACATTCTTAATAGTTTTATTTTGGCTGGTAAGAAAGATTTAGTTGAGGCTGGTATCGTTCAGAACAAAGTTGTAGAAACTGATGCATTGATATATTCTGCATTAGTAAGTTATGTCTTATCAATGTTTGACACATACGAATATCGTGAATTAAGTGCTAATGCTTATGCCTTGCAAAAAGACCAGTTAAGACACTATGCAGATTATATAACTGATGAGGAGGTTTAGTATGGAATATACTGAACCTCTTTATCTTATTAGTAATACAGACTCAATTGATAGCATAGGTAATGTGATAAGAACTGAATCACAAACATTAGTTTATGCTAGAAAAAAGGCTGTTGGCTCTAAAGAATTTTACAATGCTAATGCTGTTGGAATTACTCCAACTGCTGAACTTCAAATTAGAGTTTCAAATTATAGTGGACAAGATGAGGTTATATACAATGACACACACTATTCAGTAATAAGAAGTGTGCCAGTAGGTAAGTTTGATATTGTATTAGTAATTGGTGTCAAAGAAGGTGTTAATTAGTGCCTAGAGTTAAAAGTAAAGATTTAGCTGAATTTATAACTTATGAGCTAGATAAGTGGTCAACTGAAATATCTCATGAAGTAAAAGAATTCACTAAACTAACTGCATATCAAGGATGTCAACAATTAAAAAATGTTGATATGTCTGGTATTAGCGATGGTAGGTCTTGGTTGAAAGAATATTCTAAAAACTGGCTAGTGGCTGACAGAAGTGCTGACAACTATGCAAATTATGTTATCCATAATGGGAATAAGAAAAAACCAACATATAGATTAACTCATTTACTTGAACATGGTCATGCCACAAGAAATGGTGGAAGGACTAGAGAATTTAAGCACATTGCACCAGTAAGAGATAGGTTGGTAGTCGAGTACCAGCAAGGAATAAAAAGAATATTGAAAGGTGGTAAATAATGAGTGAAAGTGAATTAAAGGCTTTGTTAGGATCAATAAAAATTAGCGAAAGCCCAGTTGAGTATATTAAAGTGGCATATGACCATTTTAGACAAAAGACTCAACCACCTTTTATATTGTTTAGAAATACTGATACAACAACTTACAAAGCTGACAACAAAGTGTATTGGATAGATAACAATTATATTGTTGATTTAGTAACAGAATTAAAAAATCCACAATTGGAACAAAAATTAGAACAAGTTTTAAATAACAATGAACTTCCTTTTGATAAAGAGGAAGATTTTATTGATAGCGAACAAATTTATCAAATTAGATACTACATTTAAGGAAGGACATATATGGCAAATAAAGTTAAATATGGACTAAAAAATGTTTACTATTCAGTAATTACAGAAACTGGTGGCACAATCACTTATGCCACACCAGTTAAGATTGATGGTGCAGTAAACCTAACACTATCAACTGCTGGTGATGTAACAGATTTCTATGCTGATGATGTAGATTATTTTAGCCAATATGCAAATCAAGGTTATGAAGGCGATTTAGAAATTGCTTTATTACCAGATGCATTTAAAAAAGATATTTTAGGCGAATCAGAAGATTCAAATGGTGCATTAATTGAAAATGCTAATGCAACGATCAAGAAATTTGCTTTAGGCTTTGAAGTACAAGGCGATGACAAAGCAAGAAGAACTTGGTTATACTATTGCTCTGCTTCAAGACCAAACGTAGAAGCACAAACAAAAGAAGCATCAATTACACCAAAAACCGATGTACTTTCAATGAAGGCTACACCAAGAACAACTGATGAAAATGTTAAAGTTGTTATGACAAAGTCAGCAACAAACGAAACAGCTTTCAATGCTTTCTTCAGTGCAGTTTACGAACAAGTAACATCAATTTAATTAGAAGGTGGGTAAGCCCACCTTTTAATTTTTATGGAAAGGAGTGTTTTATATGGCATCACAATTTTTGAAAGGTATTACTGTCGAAATCTCTGGCGATACCACTGGTCTTACCAAATCGTTAAACGAAGTCAATGGACAAATACGAAATACACAATATGAATTAAAGCAAACTGAAAAACTATTAAAACTAAATCCAGAGAATACTGACTTATTAAAACAAAAACAAGAACTTCTTTCAGATGCGATACAAAATACTAACGATAAATTAAAAGCATTAAACAAGGTCAAAGATGAGTTTGATAGCAAAGGAACTTTGACCGATGAACAAAAGAAGCAGTATAGAGAATTAACTAGAGAGATAGAATCAACTACACAAGCTCAAAACAAACTAAATGGGCAAGTAGAAGAAACTGGAAATAAATTTGTAAAAGCAAGTGAAGGTGCTTTAACATTTGGCGATGTACTAAAAGCCAATGTGTTAGGCGATGTAATCACTAAAGGTTTAGATGCTGTTGTTAGTGGTGTTGAACGATTAGCAAAAGCATATGTTGATGTAGTAAAGTCTGGTGTGCAATACAATGCACAAATGGAAAGCTATGCAACATCATTTTCAGCTATTCTAGGAAGTGCTGAAGAAGGTCAAAAAGCACTAGATAATATCAAAAAGAGTGCATCAAAATCTCCATTTGATGTAGCTGAATTAGTTAAAGCAAATCAATTGCTATTAACTACTGGCGAAACTGCTGAACAAAGTGCAAAAGTTATAAATGCTTTAGGCGATGCTGTTGCATACACTGGTGGTGGTAGTGATGAACTATCAAGAATGGCATCAAACCTACAACAAATCAAAAACGTAGGTAAAGCATCAGCAACTGATATTAAGCAATTTGCAATGGCTGGTATCAATATTTATGGCATTCTAGCTGATTATTTAGGAAAGAATGTTGAACAAATCAAAGAGATGGATATTTCTTACCAAGACTTATCTAATGCTCTAATACAAGCATCTAGTGAAGGTGGTACATACTTTGGTGCGATGGAAAACCAAAGTAAGACTTTAAATGGTCAACTAACATTAATGGAATCACAATGGCAACAACTAACTGGTGTCATTGCTGAAGATACAACAAATGCGATAACACAAAATTTCCTACCAGCAATCAATGATGCCTTAAATGGAATGATTAACTGGAAAGAAGAAGGCTTTGATACTTTAGGCGATGCTATGGCTGAAGGCATATCAACACTATTACAAGTGATTATTGATTCAGCACCAGCATTGGTTCAAGGTGGCTTTGATTTAATAATGAATATTGCTGAAGGTTTACTAGAGAAAGATAGTGATGGCAAGACTGCTTTAGAAAAATCAATATCAAGTTTAATTGAACAATTAATAACATTTGTATCAAACCCAGAAGTATTACAAAAACTATTAGAGATAGGTTGGGAATTAGCAAAAGGTATTGCAGAAGGTTTATGGAATGGTGTTAAGAGTGCATTAGCATCTATTGGCGATTACATAAGAGGACAAACTGGTGCATTAACTGACCAAATGGCAATCGACTATGCAAACAATGGCTATCGTTCTGGTGGCTTTGGTGCTTTAAATAGTGGTGGCTATGGATCGTTGATGTCTGGTGGAATTACACTAAATGCTAACTTCACAATATCAAATGGAAATGGAATAAACGAAGGTGTTGTTAGACAATGGGCATCAGTTATGGCTGACCAAATCAACCTAGAATTAGGTGCTAGAATTTAAGGAGGTAAAATGGCTAATTATAGAAAAACGTGGCTAGTAAATGCACTAGGCAATAAATATGATTTTACTGATAGAAATTCAAAAATATTTCTAAATGGAATTGATGGCTTTGGCTTTCAAAGAACATACTCAATTCAAAACATAGGCAATAGCCAAATCGTATCAGCTCACAATATAGAGTTAGGCGATATAACTGGCGAATTATTGTTTTATAACAAGGACAATGGTTCAGTATATCAAGATTATCAAAACTTCATTCAATTTTGTAAGTACAAACCATTAGAATTTCATTATCAAACACCAAACCAAATTGATAACTACTATTGTGATGTATTATTTACTCAATCAACAAAGAGTGAAATATCATATAGCGATAACATCATGCACGTTGGTGTAAACTTTCATAGATTAACTCAATGGCTAACTGATAAAGATTACAAGATCGTATTAACTAACAATGCGATAACTGATGGCAAACAATATCCATTAGAAAGACCATACTCATATACTGGTACTGGTTTATCTGGCACAACAATAGAAAACGTAGGCACTGATGATGTTGGCTTTATTTTTGAAATTGATGGCGAAGTACAAAATCCATCATTCACACTAACCCAAGATGCAGTGCAATATGGTGCTTGTAAAATCACTGGCACATATGACTACATCAATATAAATAGTGTGGAAGTAAATGAATCAATTTATCTTGAACGAAATGGTAGTGCAATAGCAAACCCAGAAGCATATCAAGATTTAACCATAGCAAATGGCTCAACATATCTAACGTGGTGCAAGGTAAAAGTAGGACAAACAATCTTTGCTTTCACTTGTGGCAATATAGATACATTTGATGGAACAATAACTATTACATTCAAGAATAGTTATGTAAGTGTATAGAGGTGGATTATGCCTAATTATAGTTATACTGGTGGTGTTCAAACTTATTCTGTTACACAAGATGGCATATACAAATTAGAAGTTTGGGGTGCTAAAGGTGGTAATGGTAATGGTGCTGTTGGTGGTAATGGTGGTTATTCAGTAGGTTATAAAAGATTATCTGCTGGACAAACAATATATGTAGTTGTTGGTGGTCAAGGAACTGCAACAACTGGTACAGCATCTGGTGGATATAATGGTGGTGGTGCTTGTAGAGCTGGTGCTGGAACAAGAGGTTCTGGTGGTGGTGCTACTCACATGGCATTTGTTACTGGAACTATTAAAGCAATCGGCAAAACCACATTCAACCAACAAGGCTTAATTGTTGCTGGAGGTGGTGGTGGTGGATGTGATGAATCTGTCGCTGGTGGCTCTGGTGGTGGTACAAGTGGTGGTAATGGACAATCAAGTGGTGGTACACAAACATCTGGTTACGCTTTTGGACAAGGTTATTCAGATACATCTGCTGGATGGACTTCTGGTGGTGGTGGTGGATACTATGGTGGTACTGACAACAGAGGATATTCTGCTGGTGGAGGTTCTGGATGGATAGGTGGTGTTCCATCATTCACATACAAAGGATCAACTTATTCATCATCAACATCAAATGGTGGAAATGCTGGTAATGGTAAAGCCACAATAACATTAGTTAAATCAATATATACAATTCAATATGATGCTAATGGGCATGGTACTGCACCTTCTTCACAAGAAAAAATCTATGATGAATCTATAACTTTAAGTGCATATATAGATGGTGGCGAATATAGGCAAACAAGTTGGAATACACAAGCTGATGGTTCTGGCACATCATATTCTAGTGGTGAAACATATTCAGCAAATGCAAATTTAAGTTTATATGCTATATGGACTAGAGAATATACAATCACTTTAAGCCAAAACTTAAATATTCAAAATGTTAGTGTTTCTGGTGGTGGCACATACGAAGAAAACACACAAATATCATTAACAGCAACATATCCATCTGGAATATTATTTAATGGATGGTACGAAAACGATGTTCTAGTATCAACTGATAATCCATATCAATTTATTCTAAATTCAAATAGGACAATAGTTGGAAACTTTGAATATGAATTTACACCAACATTATCATTTGATACAACAAGGGGTAGTGCAACACTAACAAGATGGAATACTGATTACAACAAATTGACATTGAGTTGTTCGCCAAATGCTAATTACTACTTTGTAGGTTGGTATGTTAATAATAGTAAGGTATCAAGTGCATTAACATATACATATACTTTGACAATGGATAGAACCATTGAAGCAAGGTTTATTACAATATCGTTAAGTGATGATGAACATGGATCAAGTGGTTTTGCTTTTGACCAACTAAACGCACAAGCAACATTTACTTGTATTCCAGATACACATTATCACTTCTTAAAATACACAATAAATAATGTTGATTACACAACAACACCACTTGTCTATGACTTATTTCAAGATGTTGTTGCTGTTTGTTATTACGAAGAAGATGAACAATATGATATATCTGTTTCAACTGATCAAGAATATTGTTCAGTATATCAAAGTGCAACAAGAGAATATGTTGGTGAAAACGTAACACTATGGGCTAGACCATTCCCAAATTACAACTTCAAACAATGGAGTGATAATGTAACAACTAACCCAAGAACATTTGTAGTAAGCGATAACGTAACACTTGTTGCAGAATATGTAAGACAAACTGAAACAAATGGTATTTATCAATATAGATGTTTTGTAAAAGACCAATTAGATATGACTGCTCAACCAAAATCATTCATGGTTGTTGATACATTCCAAATTAGAAATGATTTACTAACCAAAGCAACATCAAATATAGTTGTCAAGGAAATAGCAAGTAATATCAATAATGGCGATGTAATTGTCATATATAATCCACAAGGAATTACAATATATCAAGGTGTAATTACATCAATATCTGATAACACAATTTCATGTTCTCAAATACAATCATTCTTTAAAGGAACATGGATATACAATACAAGCACACAAGCATCATTAGAGCAAGAAATAAGCACCCTAGTGAGCAATTATGCACAAGGTAAACTATTTGGCTCATCTTATACAGATACGCTTGTAGCACAGCGTTTAGGGGGTTTTACAATACAATATGTTGCATCTCACGTTGGTGTAAGTTTACCAACTGACTTGGATGAAGAAAACAACCCTAAATATACAACAAAAGACATGGAAAGTTGGATATATGAACTATATCAAAACTATGGAATTGTCTTTGATTTTACAATCAATTTCAGTGGTGCTAACTATCTTGTTATCAAAGTGCCAACATTAACTGCTTTGAAGATAGGCAACAATGTAGGTGCTATACAAGAGATGTCGCCAGTTGAAACAATTGAAGAAACAAACAAATTAGTTATATATGCAAAAGATAAAACATATCGCAAAACATATATAGCAACAAAAAATAGCATAGTTGAAGAACCATCATCAACAGCTAATAGATTTAGCATTACAAACACAAAGGTAGTATTTAGTGATGATGCTTTGAGTAATCTAGTAGCAAGTTATTTGCCTTCAACAATGTATAATCATAAGATTACGTTTACGTTAAACATCAAGAACTTTATATATAAGTTTAATGCTTTTAAATTGGCAATGCCTTTGAATATTTATTATGGCGATAGTTATTACAATTCAATCTTAACTGGTTGGGAAATATCAAAAGCATCAAACCAAAACGTAACACAAGTTAGAATGATTTGTGGTTTAGTAAGAAACAAACTAACACAAATGCTAACACTTAATAAAATCTAGGGAGGTCATATGTTAGACATAAACAAGTGGGAACAATATGGCTTCCCAAGAGAAGCTAGTGATGTGCAAGGAATATGTGTACATGAAACTGGCAACGATAACATGAATGCACAAGAACTATTTGACTATCTTAACGATGAAAATAAAACATCACAAGGATGTCATTACTTAATTGATAGCAACGAAATAATAGAGGTTATGCCACACAACTATGCTGTTTATCACACTGGTAAAGGACTAGATTGGGGTAATAGATACACGATTGCTATCGAGGTGTGTTCAAACATTAATGATGAAGCATTTACACAAGCAAAAAATAAGGCAATAGGCTTAATCAAAAGCCTTCAAGATCAATACAATATTTCAAACGATAACGTATTCTTTCACATTGACTTTAACGAGAAAACTTATTGCCCTAAAACATTGTTGAATCTTTATGGTTCATCAAGAAGATTTGTAATAGAAGAATTGGAGGAAAACTAATATGGCAATTCAAACTTTACATGATACTGAAACAGATATTTTAGCAAAGTACGATGGTGCAGTTTATCAAATTGCAACAAAGGATTGTGTTATAGCTGGAATAGGCGACCAGTTTACAATCAACTATCAAAGCGATAGTTTAAACGTAACTTTTAATGCTGGTAGTGAGGCTATCATTGGTGGTGCATTTTTTAAAGTAACATCATTAACAGCAGTAACATTAACAGCAAATTCAACTATCTATCTATGTGCTAATATCAACCTTGCAAATCCAAATTTACAAACTGGTTCATTTGTTGAAAGAACATCAAGCAATATGAAATCAGAAAATTTGAATGGTAGTGGTTCACAAAGAGATTTATTATTGTATGTAATACAAACTGGTACAAATGGTGTTATTTCAGTACAAGATAGAAGAAACATCAAATCAACTGGTGTAGAGTTATATAGCTCAACTGGTAACAATACAGATGGTGCTATGACTCAACAAGCAGTAACTAACTTACCAACTATTTTGCATGGAACAACAGCACCTACATCAGCATTAGGTAAAAATGGCGACATCTATGTTCTTCATAATTAGGTAACATACTATGGCAATTAATATTGTAGGCGATAGCCAAACATTTAATTATACTGGCTCAATGCAATCTTTTACTCTTACAACAAGTGGAATATACAAATTAGAAGTTTGGGGTGCTAGAGGTGGAACAACTTATGGTTTTTCTAATACAACTTATGGAAAAGGTGGCTATTCAGTTGGGTATAAAATATTGAACGCTGGTACAACGCTTTATATCTGTGTAGGTGGTATGGGTGGTTATGGCGGTTGGGGTGTTAGTGCAGTTGGTGGCTACAATGGAGGAGGAAATAGTACAGCATATGATAGTGGCAATCCATATACCTATGTAGGTGGTGGAGGTGGTGCTACACATATTGCTTTGGTTAATGGTACTATTCAATCTATTGGAAAAACAACATTTGACCAACAAGGTTTGATTGTTGCTGGTGGTGGAGGTGGCAATGCTCACTTCAACGATAACAACAATAGATCATATGTTGGTGGTGGCAATGGTGGAGGCACAAGTGGTTCTGTTGGTGTTTTAGTAGAAACTTGGGGTTCTGGTGCTACTTATAGTTTAGGAAGTGGTGGCACACAATCAACTGGTTATGCTTTTGGTAAAGGTGGCACTTCTTCACGAGGCTCTGGTGGTGGTGGAGGCTACTATGGAGGTTTTTCATCTGGTGCTGGATGTGTAGGTGGTGGTGGTTCTGGTTGGATAGGTGGTGTTCCATCAATAACTTATGGTGGAATAACATATGAACCTTCAATGACAAATGGATCACGAAATAGCAATGGTGTAGCAAAATTGACACTTATGGGAATTCTATGTTGTATTAAAGTAAATGGATCGTGGTTATCTGGTACACCATACGTTAAAGATAATGGAACGTGGAAAGTTGGCTCACTTTACACTAAAGATAATGGAACGTGGAAATAATGAGATATTGTATTGTTAAAGATGCACAAGGATATTGTTTATCTATCACACATACAAATTCACCACTAGATATATATGAATTAGACTTATCAAAATATGATTTAACCAATGATAGAATACACGCTTATAAAGTTGGCAAAGATAGTTTGATATTTGATAGTGTTAGATATAACGAGATACAAAAGCAAAAAGAAAAAGATGCTGATATTAAAGAAATGAGTGAGCTACAAAAGAAGTTAGACAATAGCGACTATATAATGGCTCAAACAACAGAAGGGTTGTTAGATTGTACAACCCTTGTGCAATTTATAAAGGTATTTAATCAAATCAAAGATAAATACAAAGATACTGTTGCTAATCGAAAGATATGGCGAAATAGAATACAAGAGATAAAGAAAAAATGGGAGATTAAATTATGAAATTAAATGACAAAGTTTATTCAGTTTTAAAATATTTAGCAATCACTGGTTTACCTACATTCAAAATTGCTATTCCAAAACTATTTGAAGTTTGGGGTTGGCAATATGGCGAACAAATTGGTCAAACACTAGATATTGTTGCTGTTGCATTAGCTGGTCTATTAATGATTTCTATTGCGACATATAACGAAAACAAAGAAGAACAAGAGGATATATAATATGATCTTCCAAGACATTCCAGATGTACATTCAAAGTATTTTATAAGAAATGGTAGATGGGGACATTATAAAGATTACGGTGGCTATAACCCTTGTCCAACTGGCAACAAAGAGATATTTCAAGGAAGTGCTTTAAATAACTGCACTGGTGGTGCTTGGGGTTGCTTTGCTATGGCAGAAAACAATCCTAATTGCAAGGTTGGATTCTTGAGTGAAGATTGGCACGTTGATAATGCTGGTGCTTGGTATAACAATGGCGAAGGAAAATTCCTTGATGATTACGATAGAGGACAAGAAGCAAAAGAAGGTGCTATCATTTGCTATTCAAGTGAGCAAGGTGGTCATGTTGCTTTTGTAAACGAAATCTTAAGTGATGGAACACTAAAACTTATCTCTAGTGGTTGGGGAAATCAAACTGATGCTGGTTTAGAATGGCGATACGTTACACCACCAGAATACAAATGGCAAGTAGGCAAATCAGTAAAAGGCTTTCAAGGTTTCATCTATCCTAAAAAATCAAAAGTAGATTACAAAACACTATATCAAAAAGCACAAGCAAAATTAGATAGAATCGAGGCAATTATCAATGAATGATGCTATTATTGTTGCACTTATTAGTGCAAGTGCATCTTTACTAGGTGCATATCTTACTGGTAGAAGTACACTAGATAAAATGTCGCACGAATTAGACAAGGCTGTTGCATTATTGCAACAAGAGAACGATGTCATGAAATGCGACTTAAAAGAACACAATAACTATGCAAAAATGTATAGCGAAACAATGCCAGTAGTACAACAACAAATTAATTCTATCAATAAGCGATTAGATAAAATTGAAGGGAAATTGTCTATCTAATGAAAGTGTTTAATTACAACTTTGATGTAGATAAAATCACACTTATTCCAATCAGTGATACTCACATTGGAAGTGCTGAATTTAGTGAATCAAGGTTGAAAGAAACCATAGATGAAATCAAGAACGATAAAGATACTTATTGTTTGCTTAATGGCGATATTCTTGATATGTGTATTCCAGACAGCGTAGCAAAAGGGGAAATATATGATGCGATAAGCCCAGCAGTTGCTCTAGGAATTGCTTGTAAATTATTTGAACCAATAAAGGATAAAATCCTTATGGTTGATGAAGGAAATCACGAAGCTAGACAAACAAAAATGACTGGTATTAGTCCTTTGATGCAATTTTGTGTCTATCTAGGCTTGGAGGATAAATACACACCAAATGGTGCTTATCTATTCTTAAACTTGAAATTGAAAAACAATACAAATAGAACATTCAAAGTGTATGTAATACATGGATCATCTAATAGTGCTAAAGTTGGTGGCAAGATAAATAAACTATCTGACTATGCAAGTATGATTGAAGCTGATATTTATATCGTAGGACATTCACATCTTCCAGCAACATTCAAGCAAGATTATCTTCAACCTAACGAAACAAAGAAAACAATATATCAAGCAACACGTTTATTTGTGAACTTGAACTCTTATATGTTTTTTGGGGGATATGGGGAAAAAAAAGGATATGTTCCATCTTCAATCGCACAACCAAAGATATTGCTAGGTGTTAGAAGAAAGCAAAAGAATAATAAGGAACATATTGAACAAGAAATGAATTGTATTTTATAGAGGGTAAAAAACCCTCTTTTTTTTTACTCAACTTTTACTCAACTTTTACTCAACTTTTACTCAACTTTTGTCAGTTTTATGTCAATTCTATGTCAATCTTTTTTTTTACTCAACTTTTACTCAACTTTTGTCAGTTTTATGTCAATTCTATGTCAATTTATGTTAGAATGGTTAATCATAAGGAATAGAGTA